AACAAAGTCTAGCAATACATGACTTAGATACAGAGTTTGATGAACAAGCTATGCAAGCCATGATAGGTCTAGGTCTAGAAGAAGACGAAGCAGAGAGAATGTTAGAAGACTACAAGCTAGGTTATTAACACCTAGACACTACCTAATATATGTTGTGTGTGATATACTTTCACATATGACAGAACCAATAACTAATGGAAATATATTGGAAAAGCCTATTAGAGATGAAAGTGGAAGAATAATAGGTGGAGTGCTTAACCCTAACGGTAGACCAAAGGGTAGTAGAAACTTCTATACTGACTTCCAAGAAGCAATAAAAAGAATAAAAGATGAAAAAACAGGAGAAGCTATAACCGAAATAGACATTATTGCTATAGGTATGAAGAAGATGTTGAAAGGAGATGAACGCTTTGAAGGACTATACAAAGACTTACTAGACCGAGTATATGGTAGAGCAACCCAACCAACTGATATAACGAGTGGAGGAGAAAAGATAACAACAATAGACCCTTCCCACATAGCTATAGCAGAAAAGTATGAGGAAGAACTTAAGCAAACTATAAAAAACAAACTCAATGAGTCTACTAGCACAAACTAGCGTTCTAGCATTTATAAAAGAAAACGAAATAAAAACAGAAACAGGTGTGGTTGTAGACTTTGACGACCACCCTTTTCTTGTTGATATATACGCAGACCGAAGTAGGTTTATATGCTCAATGAAAGCAGCTCAAATTGGCTTTACTACCTATGAGATTATCAAGAGCGCACACGAAGCTAAAAACGAAGGCATAGACATCATCTATGTACTCCCTACAGCAGATGACGTAAAGCAATTCTCTGGAGGTAAGACAAACAGAATTATAGACAACAACCCTGTCATGCAGGAGTGGACTAAGGACAAGGATAGTGTGGAACAAAAGAGGTGGGGTAACTCCACTATCTACTACCGAGGAAGCTGGACCGAACGTACAGCTTTGATGATTTCAGCACAGAAGCTTATTGTTGATGAACTCGATAGATGTAAACCAGCTATTGTAGAGCAGTATGACTCTCGTCTACAGCATACCGTAGACCCTCGCAAGGCTTTCTTTTCTAACCCTTCCTTGCCTGACTTCGGTATAGATAAGTACTGGAAGCTAAGCGACCAAAAGAAGTGGCATATCACTCACGAGTGTGGTAACGAATACCCTATGGAAGAAAACTGTATCAACTACAAGACAGAACAATATATCTGTCCACATTGTGATACTGAAATAACAGCAAAGCACATCAAGCTAGGTCGTTGGCTAGCTACAAGCACAGGAGAGTGGAGTGGCTACTGGATACCTCTATGGATAAACCCACGCTTTACAGCAGACAAGATAACTACCTACAAGAAAACAAAGACACCAGAGTACTTTGCTAACTTCGTTGCAGGACTTCCCTATGTTAATATGAATGACGCACTAACTCAAAAGACGTTAGAAAAGAACCTTGTATCAGAAGTAAACGAACAAAACGGAAGGATAATCATAGGTCTAGACACAGGACACAACCTACACTATACAATGATGAACAAGCAAGGTATCTTCTATCATGGGTATTGTCCAAGCGTAGCAGAGAACCCAGAGCCTAACTATGACCCCTATACCGAGATAGAAAAGAGGTTAGTCCAGTATCCTAACTCTATCCTTATAGCTGACCAAGGTGGAGATTTGATAGGTATACGCAAACTACAAGCAAAGTATGTAGGTCGTGTATTCCTTTGCTGGTTTACTAAGGAAACAAAGAACCAGACGCTTATACGCTGGGGAGAGAATGAAGAATATGGAAAGGTACTAGCTGATAGAAACAGAGTTATCCAGCTAGCAGTAGACCAATGGAACGAGGGAAGGCTATTGCATAACGGAACAGTAGACGAGTGGCAACCATACTTTGACCATTGGCTTAACATCTACCGAGCTAAAGAAATAACAGACGAAAACGAACCGAGCTATGGGTGGAGATGGGTATGGAAGCGTAAGGGAGCTGACCACTGGGCTTTAGCAACGGTATATGCTTTGATAGGTATGGACAGATATGCAGAGGACTTGGCTACGATTGTAAGCTCCAAAGGACAATTCCAAGATATACCTACAGGCACAGATGAGCATGGGTTTGTAACAGGTCGTAGAGCAGGAGTACAAGTAAACTGGTAACATGATGATACTAACACCAAAAGAAATAGAACTATTAGAAATACTAAGAGATAGTGGAGTATTTGAGATTGGGTATGGTAAAGCAATTATCAACGTAGCTGGTAACATAATACAAAACGTAGTCGTGGAAGAAGTAAAGTGGAAAAGATAGTTGTATATTCGTTATCGTGTGGTATTATAAATATGTAAGTAAAACTATATATTAACTCAACCTAACAAAGGCAGTATCTTGACGAAGATATTGCCTATTTTTAATAACAACTATGTCAGAACTTGACTCATTCGCACTCAATATAGCAGGAGTATCAGACTTAATATCTAGTGGGGATAATAAAGTATTGCATAATGGTACCTTAGAGGAAGGAGTACAAGGAGATGAGGAAGATGTTTTGGCGTTAGACATGTCTGATGAGGAACTTATAGACCTCAAAGAAAAGTGGGAAATAAAAAGTAGTCCGTATATAGCTAAAATAAAACCTCGTCAAGAAAGAAACAGACTATACTACGCAGGTAAACAAAAAGGAGGCGAAACTATATCATCTAACCTTATCTTTGAAGCAGAAGAAACCTTTATTCCACAAGCTCTTTCTAAGAGTCCAGAGCCAGTAGTATGGAGTGATAACACAGACGAAGGAAAGAGTGCAGCAAACGACATCAAGACCATGCTCCAGTATCATGCTGATGTTCTTAGGCTACGCAGTAAGCTCGGTGTCATGGTAAGACATTGGTCTATATTCTTTTTGGGAGCAATCAAGCATGGCTATGATATAGACATCAACGACATTACGTTAGATATTCGTAAACCACAGAACTTTATTCTAGACCCAGACGGATACATAGATGAGTATGGTAACTATAAAGGAAACTATCTAGGAGAGAAGATAGAAAGTACAGCAAAAGAACTTATAAGACTATTCCCTGAAGCTAAGGGGTATGTAACGCTTAAGGTAGACGGAAAGCTAGGCACTAATATTGTCAGGACAGAGTGGTGGACAGATGAATACTGCTTTACAACCTTCCAAGACATTGTGTTAGACAAACACAAGAACCCATACTTTAATTATGAAACTAAGGAAGCAGGACATGATGAGTATGGAGAACCTTCTGATACGGTTACTCCAGGAAGAAACCACTTTGCTAGACCTAAAATGCCTTATACCTTCCTTAGTGTATTCTCACTACAGGAACAACCTCACGATATAACCAACCTTGTTGAGCAATCTATTCCTAACCAAGAAAGAATCAATGACCGAGATGAACAAATTAGTCGCAACCTACGAGCAGGAAATAACTCTATTGCTCTATCAGGTAAGTCTTTCAATAGTGAAACAGCACGACAGGCAGCACAAGCATTAGAAGAAGGAAGTCCAGTACTAGTACCAGACGGACAAGTAGACAACGCTATCAAGCGTCTACCGATGAACGATATAGCGTCAGGAGTATTTAATGCTCTAGAGATAGACAAGACGACCCTACGTTCTATATTCGGAACAGCAGGACTATCTAACCAGCAACAGACAGCAGACACTACAGCACGAGGTATGATACTCAACCAGAGCCACGATAGTACTCGTATCGGTGGTGGTATTGGAGACGCACTAGAGCAGGTAGCAGACAACATCTTCAACTGGTGGCTCCAGCTTTACTTTGTATTCTATGACGAAGCTCACTACGGAGCAGTTATGGGTGGAGGCAAGGCAGTAGACTATGTAAGAGTAATCAACTCCGACATGGATAGAAACTTTGTTGTATCGGTATCTCCTAACTCAATGCAACCTAAAGATGAGATTACAGAACAGAACCTAGCTATAGACTTGGCTAACAAGGGTTGGTTAGACCCTATCAATCTCTTTAAGAAGTTGAACTATCCAGACCCTATGGAAACAGCAAAAATGGTAACTATCTACAAGTCAGACCCTGTGCAGTATATGCAGATGTTCTTCCCTGAATCAGCTCCACAGCAAGTACCACCAGAGATGGGTGGTAATCCACCTGATATTGGGTTAGAACAACCTGGAACCCCACCAGCTGGACCAACACTACCACAACCTCCAGCTAGTCCAGGGTTGGAGCAAGTTCCTTTAAGTTCGGAAGCTATGCCAAAATAGTATGAAAAAGAAAATATTACCAGTAGGTTACCAAAGAATGTTTGACACAAAGTTATGAACCCACACATTAAATATCTAAAAGGAGAAACCTCTCACTTCAAAGGATACAAAAAAGCTCTAGACAAAAAGAAGTACGAATACAAAAAGCTACGGACTTCTAGTGAAAAAGAACAAGAGATTAAAGCAGCAGAGCAATCATTAGGAAAACTATTACCAAAAAGCAGACAATAATTATGAAACAAGATTACTTCACCAGAGATAAGGGAAAACTGGTAACACAAAAAAAAC